CTGTAGGATGAATAAAAGTAAAGTATTTAGTTTCTTTAAGAAGTTTATTAACAATATCATATCTATCCTTACTATTACCAACAGCAACTATTACATTATATTTAAATGGATCAAATTGAGATAAAGGAAATACATTTGGTTCTTTTTTCCAATATTCATCATGAATGAATCTAACCATATTTGGTTTTCCCATTTGAGACATTACTTCTTTAGCATGTCCCCCATTACCTATTAATGCTTGTTCCATCTGTCAAGAATATTATTATAAAAATGAGAAGACATCTTACCCCATCCCTCTTCAAATAGGTCTTGTTTTCTATTAATAGATTTTAAATATTTACTATATGTTTCTCTATTAATATAATTATAATCTTCAGTTACTATAAGATTTTTTATTTTATACTGAGTTGTATCTGGGATATATTCACAACTGTTCATTATAAATGTGTCTATAGGGCTGTATCCTTTTAAATCTTTAGGGAATTGAATATAATCTAAAAGTTCTTTTGAGTATAATGTAAACCATGCTCCTCCCCATTTGTAACCATTTACAGTTTCTAATTCTATATCTTCTAAGGGGATAAAAGTATCTAATATAGGATCATTAGTTTTTTCATATCCATATGGTTTAGTTAAAAAATTATTATTAGTAACTATATCCCAAGTATTATCCCAAAGTTTAACATATTCTGGGGTGAGTATATATCGTGGTTGGGTTTTGCTTATTTCTAAGGATGACTCTAGGATTAGATTCAAAGTATAGCAATTGAATATTATATCAACATCTAGCCATATCATAGCATCAATATTAGTATATTTGTATATGTTGTTTATACAACAGTCAACACATCCTTTTACATTATCATCTAAATTAAAATAATATTCATCACACCAATTAGTGTATTTTTCTAAATTTTTAAATTTATCTATAAAATAATCTTGTTTTAGTATAGAATTATCCCAATCTGTTAAGTAATCAGACATAGGTAAAGTTACATCTAACACAACATAAAATTTTTCTTTATCAATATAGACAGATGCTTGTTTAAGTAATAATAAAGTTCTTTCTAGGTAATCTATTTCATTTACCATAGGAAATATTTGTATAACTACTTTATGTTTCATATTATTTTATTCTTTTAACTACTTTTCTATAAGAATCATGTAAAACTTCTATATAATTTCTAAACAAGTATAAAAAACTATCAATAGCAATTTCTGGTCTGAGGGTGTCTTCAAGTTCTTGTCTCCATAGGTAATCATCAAATATTATTATACTATCCTTTTTTGTTAAATACCATGATAACACAGTATCACTTAATACAAATTGAGCTGTATGGTTACCGTCAATGAATACAATATCATATTTTTTATTTTCTAACATTAATTTAGAAAGTATATTTTGAGAATATCCTTTTTCAACTATAACTTGATTAAGTTTACCTGATTCTTTTATATTATGTAAAAAATTAGATTCAATGGGAAGATCTCCAAATTTCCATTCTGCTTCCGGGGTAGAATAGGATTCAAATGTGTTATCGTTTTGAGAAAAATTTTCCCAAGGGTCAACACATGTAATTGTAGAATTAGAATTTTTTAATATGTTTTCTAAATACCATACTGTACTTTTTCCTTCAAAAGACCCAATTTCTAATATGTGTATTTCTTTAGAAGTATCTAAATTTGTTAAAATTTCTAATCCGTCTGGGGAGAACCAATTTTCTGTGTAAATGTAATTTGCCATTATTTTATTTGTTTTTAGTATATATTTCAAATTTAGATAAGTCCGGGTATGGTAATTCTAAATCAGCATTGTGTTTTTTAGTTCCATCAGTATTATAGAATTGATTCATTAATAGTAATCCACGTGCTGCTAACTCAGGCATCATATAAAAATTCCATCCTAACATATCTAAATTATCATCATGATATGAACACTCATTTCTTCCTGAGTATCGAGCTCGTTTAAACCATTTATAAGCATCTTCACTATCTGTTAAAATAGCTCCACCTTTACTCAATTTAAAATGTTTATAAGGGCCTGTAAAAGACACACACATATGAGTTCCGGGTTTATACATGTCTGCTGTAAATGAAAGAGCAGCATCCCAAACATTAGTTGGTTTTAACTGGTATGCTCCCTTTAAAGTAGTTCCTTCTACAGGTGTAAATTTAACTTTAGCTCCAGCATGTATTACTTCACATGGTACTGATGGGTATGTTCTAGATGGGATTTCTATTTCTAGTCCACAAACTTTTTCATACATCAATGCTAAAAATAAGGCATTTGATTGATTATCTACCGTTACAGCATATGATGCCCCAGTATAATCTGCTAATGCTTTTTCAAAATCTTCTGTTACTTTATAAACTCCGGTTGCCATATTATTTTTCTTTAAATACTTCAATACATAAAACATTACTGTCATTAATCATTATCATACTCCCATCTGTTTTAAAAAACTTAGTAAATTGACCTTGGGTTATAGACTCAGATATTATTCCAGTAAATGTTCTTTTTATTCCATCTTTAAAATGGATTATTTGGGTAACTGTTTCTCCTTGTTTGTTAACAGTTGAGTTTAAGTTTATAAACTTTTTATTACTCATTTCCAACTAATTTCCCAATCTTTAAAATCTGCTGCTAAGCAATCAATTTTATAGTCTTTACGACCACCCATTACTTCTTGGATTTGATTTTTAGCTGTGTTGCGAATACCATTTAGACCATGGGTTAAAGCTAAAGCATTTGGGCCCGATTTTCCACTTCTAACATTTGATTCGTTATGCCAGATATGAAGATTCATTTGGGATAAAACTACAATAGCACGAATTGTTTCAGCAGTAATTGGTTCTTTACATTCATTTAAATGTAGTTGAATATCATGTACTATATCAGCTATTTCAGCAGCATATTCTGCTTTATGCTCTGTAATGAATACTTCTTTTAATTGTGTAATTGATAAACGATCAATTAATTCACTTAATGTTGGTAGATACTTTCTTTCACTCATAATGTATTATAATAATTGTTTTGTTTTTCTTGTCTTTCTATTGATTTAGGGTGGAATAAAGCATATTCTTCACTCATAGGTAAGTAACAAAATTCTTTATGTCCGTCTAATACTTCATGGACTTTATTTTTCCATCTAATATTAGGACTATTTTTGTATATTCTAGTTTGAAAATCAGGCCAATTAACCCAATTGTTATCATCAACTCTCCATCCCCATTTTTGGATATGTTCTTGAGTTAAACCTTCTACTGTGTTGATTCTTGGAACAGCATATAGTTCAACTGCTGAGTTATGTTCTAGAATAGTAGGTAAAGATTCTATAAAATAAGGATGAGGATATTCGTCTGCATCAATTTGGAAGATGTAATCTCCTTTACAATGTGATGTAAGTTTATTTTTCCAATCAGCAAAGTGGTTATCAAAACTATCTTTGACAACATATACATTATCAAATTTCCTTTCATAACCTTGAAGTATTATTGTTAATCGCTCATCTGCTTTTGGTTCATCAACCAATACAACAATTTCATCTTGCTCTTGTTTATTATTAAGAAGAAGGTCAAGCAAACGCTTAATTTCATCTAATTCATTACAAACAGTAATTGCATAACTAATTTTCATACTATAAAGATAATAACCTTAATTTAAAATCCAAACTTTATTCAGGAAGTACTCCTATATAACTTAAAGCCTCCATATAATCTTGAGGTTCAAAGTGTTGGAGTGTACTCATATCCATTCTCCATTTATAAAACTCCCCAGGTTTTTTAGGAATAGGAAACTTATGTTGTTCTTCTTTAGTTACTAGGACTGCTTTTACCCCTGCCCATTTCCAGTTACTGAAGTTATTCCCATTAATAAACACCATTCCTTTTTCGGGTACATTCACACTTGAAGGAATCCAACATTTTCCTTTTTCGTCTTCATAAATAAGATCTTTATACAATTCAGGAAATAATTCAGTTTGAGCATTATAATATTCGGAATCTTTAACTAAAAGATCATTTGAAGTAAATCCACACCCATAACACCAATATGAATTTATTACAGGATTATCTGGGTTTGCTGTGTTAATTTGGGTATGGTAACAAGCATTAGATCCACATTTAGAGCATATGGTTAAATTATCAATCATTGTTTTCTACTTTTTTAAGTTTTGGTAATTCGATTTTTTTCAAATGAGGTAATTTAATTTGAACTTGTTTTGGGAACTCAGGAAGGTATTGAGTTAAAATTCCATCTAACTTTTCTTTCATTTTTTCCCAACTAAATTCATTTTTACTTTTATATGCTTGACGTTTTGCTTTATCAATATAATTCTTATAATTTTCAAACATATCACTAATATGAACTCCTAACTGTGCATTGTCTACTGAGAACCATTGGGATTCTTTTAGAAGGAATTGATTAGCGGCACTTGGGTGAACATTTGTTAGTTGGCCTGGGAGCATTGTAGTGAATTCAGGGTTAAGAAAATCTGTGTGTCCGCTCCAGTTAGTAGTTATAATAGGTTTTTTAACTAAACTAAATTCAAGTAATGGTCTTCCAAATCCTTCACCTTTAGTTAGATTAACCATTGCTTTTACTTTAGGATGATTGTATAACTCATTTATCTCGGTATCTAATATCTCACCATGTAGTAAATAAACATTAGGTAGATTTTTTGAATTTACTGATTGGCGAATAATTTTTATCTTTTTAAGAAGTTCTTCTCTATCAATATAAGAAGACCCAACATGAGAAGTTTTTAATATTAATGCAGGTTTATCTTTTTTATTTTTAAAGATTTCATAAAATGCTTTAATTAATAAACCAACATTTTTTCTATCCTCACCTAGATCACCATTAATCCAGTGACCTACAAACAAAAATGCAAAATTTTCTTTAATATTATCTAATTCAGGAAATAAAGATACTTTATCAAGTGGTTTATAAACATTAGTATCTGCTCCTTCAAACAATACCTCAATTGGTTTTTCAGTTTTTAATTCTCCAACAACTTGATTTGTGCGTTGATCTACTTTTTGTAAAATAGTATTTACAAATGTTGATTTTGAGTGTTCTGAAGATGTTAATGTTAGGTCCATTCTATTTACCCCATCAATAAAATCTCCTGGGGAAAGAGTGGTTTCAATTCCAGCTGTTACTCCAATATTATATTTACCAACACGTTGAAATTCATTTGGTACAGTTATTTGCATCCAAATTTCAGGTTGTTTTGGTAATTGATGGTGAGGCCATATATGGTTAGTTAAAAATTCCCACTCTGGGTTGTTTTGAATGAACCCCCATGGAGTGTTTCCCCACAGTTGGGGTAGAATTTTAACATCATATTTATTTAATTCTATAATTGCTTTAACTAAATCTCTAGATCGAGCTCCATATCCTGAGTAGGTGTCAATAGGACATGAAATAAAAAATAACGGATTACTCATAACTTTATTAATATACTAATTTGTGGGGAACTATTTTATCTTTAACTTCATTTACATTTATAAATTCATATTTTTCTCTTGGTTTCCAAGTTTCAAATAATTTATCTAAGGTTTTTATAACTCTTTGACCCATTTTTTCACCTGTAAACCCTGCTTCATCTGATAAAGCCCATTCACGTCCTTTCAATCCACGTGCTTTTCTTTCATCTTTATCTAGATTATAAACATTCATAATTTGTTCTGCTGCATCTTCGGCATTGCATCTATCATCCCAAATATATGGAGTTAATGGTGATCCTTGAATTGATCTATTAGTTGGATAGACTGGGAATGCCCATTCACCATGCTCTTTAACAGTACCATTGTGGTTTGAAGGGAAATCAGCATCAAAATCAATCCATTTTCCATTAATGCTAAAACGCATTTGATCTTGCATTCCACCAGTTACATTAGCAATAATTGGATTCCCAACTAACATAGCTTCAGTTAAACTTAATCCCCAACCTTCATTATTAGTTAATAAAATTTGAGCATCAGAACAATTATATAACAAATTCATACCATTTAAATCAAGAGCATCAGGAATAAAAACAATATTGTATTGATCTCCATTTAAAAGTAATTCTTGTACTGCTGCTAAATCTGTTCCATTTTCATCTACTACATGGGTATGTAAAACGAAAGCACATTTTTTAGCCTGTTCAATTGGTAATTGATCTATAAATAATCTATACGCAAGCATAGTATCTGGGATTTGTTTGCGGCGAATATTTCTTGAGTTAAAGAATAAAACAAAATCGTATTCTTTATTACCAAAGATTTTTTTCTTAAATTCGATTAAGCTTTTATCACTTTTATCAAGTGGTTTAAAAACATCATGATTTAAACCATGAGGTACATACTCAATTATTCTATTTTTAGCTTTATCACCTAATACTAATTCATTAATATTTTTAGTTTGTTTAGAAATAGCTAATAAAGCATCACATGATTCATAATATGCCTGGTTGTACATAGGTGCTGGGTAGTCATCCCAGATGTTTAAATATACGATAGGAATTTGTTTACGGATTTCACTTTCAATTTGGAATAACCAAATAAAATATCTTGGGTCTGTAATTAAGAAAATAGCATCTGGTTGTTCAGTTTTAATTAGGGCTCTAATTAAATTGGCATCTCCATATCCACTTACAGGGTATAGAAACACTGATGAATCAGTTAATCCGGTATTAACATCTGTGTCTTGGGAAAGATCAAGTCTTTTACCTTGCTCAGGGTGTTGGAGGGCTCCTCCAATGTTTATCCAATTAAAATGTTGGGCGGTATTTAATACTAATTCTCTTCCTACAGTTGCTACACCAGATGGGACTCGGATGTCATCACAAATTAATAGGATTTTTTTCCTCTCATTTTGAGGTAAATAGGCAAAACTTGAATTCATAAAAACTTATTTATTTTATTTTTCTTTTATTTCTAGATTTATATGGTTGTGAATTTGTTTTTTAAATTCTTCATCAGTAAGGTACAAATGAATACATCTATCAGCAAGTTTTTGTAAAGAAAATTTATGTCTAACACAAGCTATTTTGAAACTTTCAAATAATTCACTTTGTATCTTTACACTAGTTAAGGTCATATCTTTTTTATCCATAGAATTTATTTTTTCATATAAATATATACGGATTTAAAAAAATATATTACTTCATACACAATTCTTTATTGTCATTAAAAGGACAATACTGACAATTTTTACTAGGATTAGTTCTATGAGTAACAGGTTTGTATTCACCTGTGTGTTCAAAGCATTCTTCTATAAATTGGGTTAATGCTGTTACTGCTTTTTTAATTTTAATTTTACCACTTGCTGGGGAGAATTCTTGTATGCGACTTTGTGGGAATTCACTTTCTTCCCAAATTTTTCTTTTAACTATAAAAAATTCTACATCAATATTTTCTTCAGGAATATTAAATTGTTTCCCATAATAATGTTTGTAGAATAAAACTTGAAATTGTTTATCTTCATCTTTTTTAATAGCATCATTCCATCCTCTAGTAGACGTTTTAATATCGTATATTTTTAATTTATTTGTATTTTCATTATACAATATTAAATCAATATAACCTTTTAATATAACATTTTTATAACGTTCATCTGGAATAATAGTTAATGGGAGCTCGCATCCTACTAGGTGATAGTTTTTAATACTAAAATACTGTCCTCGTTTTTTCTTTACATAATTTAAAATAGCAACTCCATCATCGTAAAATTCTCTCATTTCAACTGATGAACTAAAATGAGTTGAATTATTGCTTTTATATTCTGAAAGGTAAACTTCTCTGAATCTAGTTTCAAAAAATTCCTCTATGTTAATTCTATCAGCTGCTGCTCCACTTTCTTCATACATTACTGTTAGATAATGTTGTAAAGTTTCATGGATTGCTGTTCCAAATACAGTATGAATTGTTGGAGTATAGCTAGAATGTCCATCTTTATACATTAACTCCCATTTATGAGGACATTGTTTCCAAATTGAAAATTGAGAATATGAAATAGACTTTTGGTATGAGTAGTTTATTTCTAAAGGAATAAATTGCTTTATTTCTTTAATTATTTGAGGAGTTTTTTTAGCCAAAACTTAATTTATTTAGGATCTATATTTTCTTGGATGAATTGTTGTTTAAGCTTTTCAAGATATAGAATAGCATCCATATGCTCTTGTTTAGCATGCTCAATCCAATCTAATAAAGATAAATCAGTTCTATCTAAATCAGTACCATATTTTTCTTTCCCTTTAACACTTCGCTCTTCGAATTGTTTAATTATTGATAAAACTATACTATCCATTTTTTAATAACTTTTTTTGTTCTTTTTCTTCAACCCCCAATTTAGTAAGAATACTTCTTACACCTACTTCTCTTAATATATCAACATATTCTTCAGCTTCGCCTAATGAACATTCATAATAGTTAGCAATGTGTCTAAGCAATGGTTCTTGCTTTTTCTTTCTAGAGGATTTGATGTATTTGTGGAACATATTCTTTTTGGGTATCATATATAAATATATCTCATATATTTTCTTTTTATCGGAATATGGAAAAGTTTGCACTAAATTTACAAACTCTATGTATTCAGGGTTCATACTGAGGAAGCGATGCAACATATATGGGTTAAATGTTGCTTGTTCTTCCTCAGTAAATGATTCCCATTTTGGTTTACTAACAGTTAATGCTTTTAACCAATCAAATATTTGCATATTCTTCTCTAAGTTCTTTAGGAAGCATTTCAGTTAAAATCTTTCCAGTTTTAATATCATATACTACTGGAATAGGGATAATAGCATCTTCAGGGGTTCCTGCTACAAATTTTGATACTTTACGTAAAATCATTCCTTCAGCGAAAATATGATTTCCCTCAGGTGATGATAGGGGTTGGGTTGATGCCAAATCAATGTTAAGATTTGGGCGGTTGTTGGTGTTTTCCATTTTTATTGTTGATTTATTATTTTTAAAATTGAGGCTAATAATGCCATTATATTGATTTCTTTATCGATTCTAAAATTAGCATGGTACATATAATTTTCTATTTCAATAATAATCATTGCTTTAGCTAAATCATTATTTCCATATTCATCTAAAGTATCATATAGGAATCTATAAACATCTTCAAAATCATCCAAATTACTATCAGCAAGTATTTGTCTAATGTTTTTAAAACTATCTTTAGATGGTGATTTAAGTTCCTTTAATAATCC